CCGCCCTCTGTCTTGTACTTGCCAAACTTAGTACCAAGGTCATCATTCATTCGCCTGTAGACCTCATCCGAGACCTGACGATGTCGAGCACCAAAGCCAATATAGTTGTATGGCACACCAAACATTTCTTGAGAAACCGTTTCTCTCAGTTCTGCCTCGTCTATGGCTGTTGACTCGTCGTATAACTTTTCTTTGAGCTGAGGCGGAGGGTTGTCAGCTAGGACTTGCTGAGCCTCTTCCTTGGTCATCTTGCCCTTGGCTTTGAATGCCTGCTCAAGCTTACGATCAGCCAGCTCAGCCTTCTTAACGCCCGGCTGTTTGCTCAGCTCCGTAAAGAACTCAGCGCCCGTGCCCTTGGGTCTCTTGATGGCGGCAAGTGCCTCATCCACGGCGGAATAGAAGGGGGCAGTCTTCTTGGCGGCTTTCAGTGCTCCTATCAGCTTCATAGCGGTCTCTCTTCAAGGATTAAGTCATCACCACGGATTGCACCACCAGCGGCTTTGTTCATACCACTGTCAGCAACTTGACGTGCCGCATCATCCACTGACAAGCCCTTGTTGACAAGGTCTACGATCTTGTTCAGGTTGTTCATGCTGTCCTTGATGCCGTACTTCTTGGCGGCGTTCACAAACTCGTCGCCGTTGATGTAAGCGGCTGGCTTCTTAAGGTATCCCCCTTCAGCTTTCTTGACGGCTCCGCCCTTCTTCTTGCCTGTCAGCTCCTTGATGCGCCTGCGGTACTGCTCCATTTCGTCGATGAACTGTTGGTCAACACGTTGGTGTGGAAACACCTTTTGGATCGTGCCAGTAAAGTCTGATGGGCGCTGATGCGTAATGATGTGCTGGGTAGCATCAGGGAAAGATATAGCAAACGGTGAGAGCACCTCTTGGTGCCCCTCGTATATGCCGCGTATGCCTTTGCGGTACGTGTTGTGGTCAGCAGTGTCAGTCAGATCAACATTAGGAACTAACTCGCCTACACCGTGCCCAGTTAGGTTCACTTCCATGTCGCGCAGATCAGGGCTCGTGATAGCATAGCGCACGTCTTGACCGCTAGGTAAATTTAACGGCTTCGTGAGTTTAGGCGTTTGCATCACCCTGTTGTACCACTTGCGCATCTCGGAATTTTCCTTCATGGCGTCGTATGCGGCTTGTGGGTCAGCGATGCCGGGCCAATCTGGAAAGTCAACAATCTTATAGACTGTCTCGCCAGTCTTCTTGTCCTTCTTTGATGTAACAAAACCCTCAGAGATAATCTTGTCAAACTCGTACATGTCTTGTGGTCTGAGCTTGCTGTAGTCTGTGTACTTCAAGTTAGCGTCAGCAAAGTGCTGGGCAAAGTTTGTAGCGGCTGGGCCCATCGCCATATGTTGACCCATGATTCGCCTTGGGCCAAACAAATCATACAAGTCAGTGACCTTGTTTTGCACTGCCTGAGCTGGGACTTCGTTGGAGGCGTAGAACAATGGGAGCTCGTCCTCTAAGTGACCAAGACCGTAACGTGACCCACCTTCTTGGCGTGAGTTGATAGGCTCACCCATCAAGCTCTTTAACTCTACATCAGACAAGGTGAAGTCGCCGCCCAACGCTACGTTGATGTCGCCGATTTGTGGCTGATACACCTGAGACTCTGGAACGTCCTTGGTTGGCACAAACTCATACTCAAGCTTTTTGACTCGCTGGCTCTCCTTTAAGGATCTGCCTGCAAGGTTCTTAGTGTCGCCAGCCTTACCACTTGTGACGTGCTCACCCATCATCTGACGACCTACGCGCTCAGCATGGGCGTTGATCTCAGCCTTGGACTTTGGCATGGCACGTGGCAACCTCAAGGGCAACGCACGTTCAGCGTCTGAGATAGCTGGTACAGCGGCCTTCAAAGCGTTACCGATGATCAACTTACCACCCGCATAAGCTGGCTCACCGTTCTTTATCTTTTGGTTGTTGACAGCCAGCATCATGGTGTCAGGGTTGTTGGAGATGGAGACCTTGCCTCCACGCTTCATGCCCTTTGGCTTGTTCAGCTCATTGAGCAATAGATCGTCGTACTCTTGTTTTGTTAGGTAAGGACTATCAATACCAGTCATATCCCAGCCAGCTTTCCTGACGTCGTCAGCACGTATTAAATCTGTGTTGCCGAAGTCGCGAAAGTCAGTCCACTCGCCGCTTCTCACAAAGTCCTGCACATATGGGGTGTACTCAGCAATAGGTTTGGCATTTCCTTTGCCCTTGATCTGGCGAATCTCAGCAGGAAGTGGCCCCAAGATTTCATTAGCCGCCATCTGGAAGGCGTCCATTCTTTCAATGTTTGAATTGTTCTTGAAAAGATCTTGAGCGCGACTCAATATGGCTTGCTTTTGTTCTGCTGTCGGACGTGGGAATCCTTCGTCAAAGTTGCGGTTGTATTCAAAAGTTTCTGGCAGTTCTTTGCTGGCGCCTTTGAAGCTATAGCCGATTGGGTGTGCACCACTGGCGACTTCAATGGTGGCGTGTGGTGCACCTCTTGAATCAACCAAAGAGTAAATCTTGGCTCTTCCGCTCTTGATAGCTTCCCATCCGCCTAAACCATAGGATGGGCTCCCTTCATCACCTGAGCCTTTTACCCATTCAGGGTGTTTTTTAGATGGTTCGTAGCCTTTGACGGAGTGACCCATGGCTTCAGACTCAGCGGCAAAGTTGCCCGGCTTGTTGAGCTGAACCCATTTGTACCCATCTGGATATTCTTTGTAGACAGGCAAGTTGGCACGAGCTGATGCACGATCCGCATTCATTTTCTTAGCAAGATCCAAGTTGTACTCTTGCGTCCGCTTGACCGCCTGCTCTACGCTCAGCTTGTTGAGTTGCTCAGGGCGAAGGCGCTCAGCGGCTAAGTCTTGCCGCAACACATCCATGACGTGCTCGAAGCCTAAGTCACCCATGTAGCCTGAGTACATCTTTGTCTCGGGATCAAGTTTGGCAACAAAGGGGTTGTCCATAGACGCAAACTTAGGGAAACTGCGGTCTTGGTCTAGCAGTTCCAAATAGTTGCTGTCTGTCCTTCTCAAGTCATCTAACATGCCAACAGCTTCTGCTTTTTGATCTCTTGGCATGGAATTCATCAAAGCTTTAACGCTGTTTTCGTCCAATCCTTTGTCTCTTAAAAGATTGCCCCACTCCTTGTTTACCTTTTGATAAACAACGAGTTGTTCTTGAAGCGCCTGATCAATCTTTGGCTGAAGATCCATTGCTCCTTGGATGTCGCCAGCCCTTGTGACCTTGACAGCCTCGTCAGCTTGGTGCTCCCACTTCCTTGATGGATCAGTCATTCCCAAGCCCTCTGCTGGGTAGCCAGCCTTCACGCGCTCTTCTTTGATGTAAGACTTAGGGTCAAGCACAATGTCCTGCAACATCTCTGGAGGCAGATGCGAGATGTTCTGCAAAGCTACTTCTCGGTCATCTTTAGCCTGCACAAGCATGGTGTCCGCTTGGCGCTTCATGTTTGCCTGCTTACGTGGGTCAAGCTCAGCCTCAGCGCGTTGAGCCATCTTTGCGGCTCTCTCTTGGTCTTTGGCAAACTTAGCCTCAATGTTGGCGTAGTTTTTGTCAATGAAAAGGCGAACAGGATCATCAGGGGAAGCCAATTGTCCTTTGAAGTAACCCATCAATGCATTGTCAGCCCACTTATCGAGAGCCGCCTCGCCTTTGGCTAGTTCGAGCTGATACTTGACGCGATCAAGTTGGTCTTGGTTCAGCGTTGGGTCTTTCAATAGCTCTTCATGACGTGGGATGCGCTGTTCAGGCGTCTCACCAGCAATAGGCGTTGTCTTAAAGCGCCACATGTCACTTTCGGGAACGTGAATGTTTGGGCCACCTAACCAATTAGCTTTGCTTGATGGCTTCATTACGTTGGACTGCGTGTTGGCACCCATAGCCATGACCATCTCACGAGGTAGACCACCGCGCTCTAAGGCGCCCTTGACAACAGGCTCCATGCCACGCTCGATAGCCATACCAGCCTTCAATGCTCCCTTGCCTGCCGCCTTCATAGCTTGGGCTGTGGCGGGGCCCGTCAGGTACTGCAAAGGCAACGCTTCTGGTAGCAGTGGTGGGATCTTGTAATCAGTCTCAAGCTTGTCAAGGAAGTCCATCACGTCTTGCGTGTACTCATACGCCAAAGGTTGTGTGGGCTTGTATAAACGGTCTTCAATAAGCTTGTCAGCCCTTGTCTCGCGTTCAGCCGCCGTGCCTTGACCAAATATACGCGTTGGCATGGCGTTGATGTCCTGCAATATAGCCGAGCCAATGAACCTGCCAGCCTGTAAGCCACCAGCCAGCTTTTCAGGGATAGACCTGTCAGCCTGTACTTGACGCATAAGGTCAGCATCACGCTCGGTAATGCGTCTGTTCAGCTCTCGGTTCTCTTTGGACGGGACGCGTAGGTCAATCTTGCCCAAGCCGCTAATGCTATCGACGTACTGAGGAAGCTCCATCGCCCTTGGGTCTTCAATGAACGCTGGTGGCTGAGCCGATCTGAAGTTCTTGGCTATGGTTCTTCCGACTCGTGGGTAGAACGCTGGTGTGTTTTCGTCAGCCATGGCTTATCCCGCTGAGTTGCTGTAAGCCCAATGATACCTTGGGTGTTGCGTCAAGTCCATCATTGCGAATACGGGTTCTCACGCTTCTTAGCCATGCCGCTGTCAGCGTAGTCGTCCTCGTCATAGTCGTCCCTTGGGGCGCCATCGATGTCAAGCCACCCAGCATCACGCAGGAACCGCAAGCCTTGGGTGCAGGCGTCCACAAAGTCGTCGTGCGTCGAGTCAGGGAAGCTACAGATCTGGGAGACGAAGCCTTCAGCCCAGTCCTTGACATAGCCTTTTCTGACACTGCTCTCAGGGATCCAGACTCGCCCAGCGGCGATGATGTTGGAGACGATGTTCAGGCGTTGGAGCTTGTCAGCCCGTCCGGGGTTGTACGCCCTCACTGGAAGGTGAGCACGCTGTAAGTCTTGGATCAAGGAGATGCCAGCGGACTTGTCCTCCACAAGGATTAGGTCTACGCGCTTCTTGTCCTTGCCCTCACCGTACACCACGTCGTACTCTTCGATCACCTTGGGGCGCAGGTCTGGGTACTGGAGCCTATCCTGCCAGCAGTCAATCACCATGGCGGACATAGCGCCATCCAAGGGCTTGAACACGCCGAAGGTAATAGCGGCGGTCGGATCGTTGACAGTCTTCTCTGATGTTGCGCAGTCGTAGGACTGGATGATGTACTCGAACTTGGGGAACGGCTTGTTGGGCGCCCACAGCTTAAACATGTCGCGCTTGACGATCCCTGACTCTTCTGGGTCTATCAGCTCTGCGTGGATTTCCTGCCTTCCTATGGTGGTTCCTTCATAGCTGAGGATCTGCTTTTGGAAGCTGGGAGCGAGGTTAGCTAGGTTGACGTAGGTAGATGCGGTCGTCAGGGCTACGTCGTCTCCTTCACGCCCTACAAGCTCTACGATCAGGTCTTTGGGTCGTGGGGTGGTCGTGGCAAGGATCTGTGTCCTGCCATCAGCCTTCTTGAGTCGGACGGCAAACTGTATGTTGTACCAAGCCTCGTCAAGAAAGTCCCAAGCGGCAAGCTCGTCTAACCAAGCACCGTG